TGGTCCACGGCAAGGGACATTTGATCAGTGGTGATGCCTAACGGCATGTATTGAACAAAACCGTTAAAGAACCCGAGATACCGAACAGAATTGGCCTTCTCGAAGGCTTTCATATCGGCAAAGTCTTTGGGGTGTGCGCTAACGCATTGCAGAAAGGATAGAGCGGATCGAAGTTGCTTGGTTTCGTGGGCCTGCAAGGACAATCGGTGCTGGTCCGCTTGGCCGAGTTTCAAGGAGGGCGGTTGCATTTCGGAGGAAGGCCCCGTCACGGTCGGCAGGTCTGATGTTGACGCCTTCTCTGGCGGTATAATTTCTGAAGTCATGGACAAATTCCTGTGGATCAAAGTTGTGGAGCGGAAATAATTCCATCAACTTCTGGAGGGTTTCATTTGAAGGTTGCCAAGATGGCGGGAGTGGGACGGGCGTATCGTTTAATCCGATGAATTGATAATTCCCTTTGACGTTTCGTATGGTTCCGCCCCGTGTAAGTCGGGCTATCGCCGCGTTGACTTGGGATGATGGCATCGAGGTCAACGCGCTTATGCCCGCGGCTGTGATGTTGCACTTGCCAGTATTGTCGTTGTGCGCGTTCGCCAGCTCGTAAAGAACAAGTTTATCGAGAGGTGAGGCGCAGCGCGTAGGGGCGATAAACCGAAGGGCGTTCATAGACATGGAAAATCGTCCTTTGTGACCTGAATGATGCGTGGCTCCCACTTCATCGCCTTGCCACCGCGCTTGACTTTGATCTTGCGCCAACCATGCCCGTAAATCTCGAAGCCGCTTAGAAGGGCTGTCAGGGCGCGTGGCTCGTTCATGATCTTTTCGATCCGTGACGCGATGCCAGTCGTGGTGACTTGGATCAGCTGGGGTTTGTCACCGGGCCGCATTGCAAGAAGATCGGCAAAACCAAACAGGTCTTGGCGTATGCGCGCAAAGGTGTTCCATTTTTCAACGATGGCGACTTCCCAGCCTTCATCTTTCAGCATTTTGATGCTGCGCTGTGTTGGTGAAGTCATTTGAGGGAAAGGAGTTTTTTGCGAAGCTGTTTGATGGTGTCAGCTTGGCTCATTATCGTGATGTCAGATTTGTAAACTTCAACGCGCAGCTGGAGGATAGTTTCCTGCATTTCATGCATTTTGTAATACGTGGGCCTAAAGGCTTCGGGTTCTGACCGGAGGGAAATATGCGCCTTGGTGGGCTTCTGCGCAATGGCAGCTTGTTGGGACATTGTTTTATCCTTGTGAGGCTTATGGGCGGTCATGATGTATCCAAAAAAAAACGTCGATGCAGGGAGGATTGCACCGACGTTCGAGTTGGGCGGTGTAACGCCAGAGGAGTGACTTACATCACGGACAGTATGCAGATTTTTACAGGTCTGGGAACCAATTTTTTTCTGCTGCAAACTTTACGGCGCTATCAACGAGATCGCCTTTCTTCGATGCTTCGTCAGCGCCGTGGCCGCATTCGTGAATGATGCGGACCAACTGGCCTTTTTTGCAGGATGAAAAGAAGTTTTCATCAGGCTTCCAGTATTTCTCAACAGTTTTGCGGTCTACTTGAGGTGCTTCGCTGTGAGACAGAAGCAAGGCATAGGACAATGCTTTCATGAGCGCGGCGTCAGGCAGAGCCTTTTTATCCATGACATCAAGTTCCATTGACGCAAGATAAGCCTTTTCGGCAGCGTCCATGGCCTTGCCTTGGGTGAAAGAAGTACCCGTTTGCAGGGCCACGTCTGTGAAGTTCTGGTTGATGAGAAATGCACCACCATAGCGATCGTGGGTGGACGCAAGAAACAGGCGCAGAACACCGTTGGGATCGGCAGCTTTTTCATTCATCACAGTGAGGCGTTTGATGCGGTGCAAATCAAGCACAACACCAGCTGGAAAGTCAGGTTCGTCGGCGGCTTCACCATTTTCAGTGAGTGATGATGCTTTTTCAGAAGCGGGTTTGACAATTCCAGCGTCAACACAAGCCTGATAGCCTTCTTTGTCGTCTGGAATGACGCCAAAGCGGACCTGATAGCCTTCTTTTGAGTTGATACGCACGGAATAGATTACACCGAGCAGCTTTTTGTGATGCGCAGGGATTTCCCGCTCATATTCACGTCCGGCCCATTCAGCAAAGAAGGCTTCTTCCTGCTTTGTCAGCTTGGGGTTTTCTTCGTCCATTTTGTCTTCGATGGCTTCGAGGCGCTCACGCTGTTCGTCGGTCATAACCAGTTCGCCAGAATAGGCTTCAAAGTCGTAAAGGCTATCGACACGCGTGATAGAACCCCAGACTTTGCCCCAGTCTTCCCAGACGTTGACCATTGAACCCAAGATGGCTTTCTCGGCCATTTTATCGAGGAGGTCTGCGTCCTTGATGTTGATTTCATCGCTGAACAGATCAGCTTCATATTCGCCGCCTGCATCGATGTAGTCTTGCTGGCTTACCCATGCGGAAGCGGCGCGGTTGGAAAACTGGCTGAACCCTTCGGACGCGACATCCCTCATATGGGATAGTCCGAACCATTTTTGGCTCAAGCAGCGTTTGAAGCAGTCTTCAAGAGTGGTCTTGTCGTCAGTAAAATAAACAAGCCCCTGCATCTGGTCGGAGTTAATCTCGTCGTTGAAGAAGGCTTCGAGGATCTTCTTGGGCAGCTTGGACATTGCCATGCAGCGTTTGACGATGCTCAAGGGGCGGTCGATCAGGCGTTGGACTGCAACCGGGTCGAGGTCTTTGAAAGCGTCACCTAAAAGCAGGTTTACGACATCTTTCTCGGTCATTTTCTCACGAACAAGGTTGTCGACGATACCGATCTGGACAGCATCTTCTTTGTTGATCTGTTGGAAAGGGACTTTGTGATCAGCTTCGAAGATGTTGGACAAGGCCAAGAGGCGGCGCTGTCCTGCCACAACATGAAGCTGGTTGTCTTCAATATATCCAACAAGAGGGTTAATGAGGCCGCGTTCGCGGATCGAGTTCTCAAGGCCGATGATGTTTTCTACCGACTTGCGAGGGTTTTCATCAGCAACACGAATGTTGCCGATTTCTATTTCTTGAATGGAGCTCAAAGGCTTTCTTCCTCTTTGGGTGCGCTTTCTGGCGCGTTGCTTTGATCAGTCAAAAGTGAGCCTGACATTTCCTTGATCTTGTCGAAGATCGGCATGATCAATTCTTCATCGATCTCAAGTTCTGCGAGTTCTTCGGTTAGCTTCGCAAGCTTTTTGATAGCTTGTGTTCTGCGACCTTCGGAAGCGAGTTCGATAGCACGACACTGGGCCGTGAAGTCGGCCAGATCAGCGGTTAACGTGTCGAAGTACAGGCGCTTATAAATGCTGTCCGTATCCGTGTTGGAGTTGATCCGGTAATACAGACAGGTGGTCATGTAGTCTGGATCGTGCGTGTCAATGCGGGAAGTGATGTAGGACACTTCATAGCCCTTTTGCGCGACTTCACTTGCGAGGTCGCTTAGAAGCTTTGAAATCTGTCTTGATGAGAGGGAAGGAGTTTGCATTGGTAAAACCTTTCGTAATGCGTTGAAAGAGGGTCACAAGGCGGGACGTTTGAGGCGCCCATACCTTGAGGGGTTTGTACGCGGTGATCGCGTGGGACAGGATGCACAGATCGTCTTCGGTCAAATACGCAAAGCGCGTTTTCCCGTCTGGATATTCGACTGTGATCCTGATTTTCGTCATGCGGCTTCTACTCGGTCGTAGGTTTCAGCCGGTTGTTGCTCGTTGCACCACTTCAGAGCCTTGCTGGCTTCGGCAGCGGCTTTGAAGATCAGCGTGTGGTCTTCATCCAAGGCTTTTATCCACGAATTGAGGTAAGCAGCTTGGTCCTGGCGCGGCAAAACTTGCAAGCCGAGTTCTTGACCAATCATGGCGCTGCCAATCTCTGCAATGAGTTCCTCAAAGGCGCGGGTTTTGATGCTGCGCGAGTAATCATGGAGCGTGGCACGATCAAGGCGGTGTTTCGCGCCTGTTGCGTGCGTCAGCTCGTGGAACAACGTGCTGTAATAGTGATCAGAGGCGTCTGCTTCCTTGGTGTCCAAGAAGTCATTGATAGGTGGCAGGTCAATCTGATCGAGGGCGGGAATATACATTGGCTGGGAACCATTGTGGGTGATGGGAACCTGACAATTGGTAACGAACAAGTCGTAGTTTGTCACGTTTTGAAGTTCTGTGCGTTCGGGGCGCTCTTGCAACGGCTCAAGGTGATCGAGGTTGATGTTGCCAGTCTGTGAAACGTGCAGAACACGGTAGAATTTCATCACACGGTAGGTTTTGTTGTCGCCGTTTGCTTCCTCCTTGATGTTGGTTTTGTAGAAAACGATGGGAATGGTCTTCGATCCCTTGATGATGTGGCCACCAAGGGACTTGATCTGGTTTGGCGTCAGAAAACGGGGATCGGATTGCTCATTCTGCTGCAACCAGAAACCCGTAATCATGGAGTTGATGCCCGTGTAAACGTGTCCGGTGTTGCCGTTCATGGGAGCGTTCAAGGATACCCAAGATTTTGTCCAGTTCAGCCCCTCTGTTTTCATCATCGTGACGATCTGGGCTGTAAATTGTTGCTGGAGGTCTGTGAGATTGGACATTGGAAACGCCTTTCTGGGCCATGCGGCCAGCTGTCATAAAGAGGGAAAAGATAAGGCCAGCCATTGCGGCAATGACTGTGCCTTGAAGGGTGCCAGAGAAGAACATCATCAGAGCAGCAGTGACGATGATATCTACCATCCAGTGTGCGCGCATCAGCATGTCGAAGCGGAAGATGCGGAAAGCAAAGACAAGACACGCAAGAGCGGTCATGAAAGAGACAAAGCTGATCATAATGAGGTCCATGTGGACTAACCTTTCGTGTACGGGATACCTTTGTATCCGTGGTTGATAAAGTTGGCCGAGATCAAGGTCGATGTCGGCTGTTCGGGGTTGTCGCGCTCAAACCATACATCACAAGTGAAAACGGTATAGTGGACCACATCGCGCAGAGGCTTGCGGTCTGTGACAACAAGGCGAAAGAGAGCCAAGCCGTTGCCTTCGAAAGCGTCACCGTAAGCCCATTCATCATAGTCAGAGATGAAGATGTGGCAGCCTGTTTTTGTGCATTTCATGTTGGTTCACTCCATGTTTCAGATGATGGCTTGAAGTCTTCCAAAGGAAAGTAAGACACGCCGATGAACCAGTCCGACCAGCGCGTTTGGCAACGGACAGCCATTGTGCCGTCTTTTCTCGGTTTGAAGTTTTGGAAACTCACAAAGCCAGAGACACATTCTTTGAGGATTTTCTCAATTTCTGTGATGGCTTCTTTGTTGCGCTCAACCACTTCGTGAGACAAGCGCTCATACCCGTTGTTGTTGAAGACCAACTCGGGATTTAGATCGGCCATTTCGGAAAGTGCTTCGAAGTAATCCATGCGGCTATCCTTTCAAACTTTTCATTTTTGAATGACGGGGGGGTCATTCGCTTCGTAAAATTCCGCATGTGCTTGCTGTTGTGCAAACTCACGCAGAAGTTTTTGACGTTCTAGGGAAGCAGCTTGTATTTTCAGACGCACTGCAAGGGTGTGACTGCGTGTGCTGGTTCTAGCATTGGGCTTCATGTTGAAGATCCGTTTGTGGCGCTGGACCTGCGCTTGCGGGGTGCAAGGCGGTCACGGTTCGCGCATGTGAGGGTGAGGCCCGGTACACAGGCCAGTTAAAGGGAAACTGCCCCCGCCACATTTCTGCGACAGGGGCGATACTCGTTACGAACGGGGTTATCCGTTGGCGTTGCGGTCAGCGACTTCTTCCTCGCTGGTGATGCCATCGGTGTTGGTCGGCGAAAGGCTCGCTTTGACGCCGAAAGCAGCCATGCGACGTTCAAGTTCGTTCGCCTTGCTGTTTTGCTGACCCGTTGGTGCAGGTGTGTATGGCATGTAAGCCTCACCAGTCGCGGTGCCGTAGATCGCCTTGGCTGCGTTCAACAGTTGCTCGATCGCCAGCGTTTCTGTTTTGCGGTTCTCGGCAAACATGATCACGCGGTCCAGCTGTTGCATGCCCAACTCGTCGTTGACCACTTGGCGGTGTGCCTTCTCGACCTTGGCGATGTCTTCGCGCAGCTTGTCGGCAAACCACTCATGCTTCTTTTCTAAACCGTAGATGATCGATCCAAGGATGTTCTTCTGGACGAAAGCCATTCCGTTCACTTCAACTTGCTCGCCCAGCTGGCGGTTGAATTGAAGGCGTGGATCATTGAATTGATCGGCGATGATCTGCATCGCGGTGTGTACGTCTTGAGCATCGATCTGATCCTGCAAGCGTTGTGCTTCTGCCGAAGCGTCGGTAGCAAATTCGATGAGTTCAGCTTTGTTCATTGCGTTGATGTTAGTCATGTCGTTCTCCATTTATTTTTCATATTTGTTGATAACTCCCCGCGTCAGCAGACTAAGCGGGGTGATGGTCAAGGCGGCGCTCTTGCGCCCCTGCTTCAGCAGGTTGCCTTGACGATCGCACTGCGTGGATGCAGCGATTATCTATTTATTTCTTTGTTTTTTTCATCATACGAAGCGTTGCTTGAAGCGCGTCACGAATGGCGGTGACTTCCGTTTCCAAGCAAGCGATGCGCTCACGGCAATCTTCGTTGATGTGATCCTGCACTGTCGAAGGCGAACGCTTCCAGGTTGGCTTCTTGAATGTTGGCATTGCAGGGAGGGTGATGGCGGGGATCGTCAATGTGATGGTCTTCGTTTTCATAGTGTGTCCTTTCAAGACAGTGTGATGATGTAGGTGATGAGGGCGACGACAAGCGTGATGCTTGCAGCCAGAGCGATTGTGTCCAACTTCATAGGAAGATGCTCCAAAAGAAGTAGAGGGAAGCTACAAGGGAAGCGTTAAGGAATAATGTGTGCATTAGAATGGTACCTCATCTGAGAGAAGAATTTGTGGTTGGGTGGCGATCGGAAGCGGCTCATCGTCGTATTCGTCAATGAGCAGCATGTCCTCCCATATCTGGGCGTCACGGTCTGTCAGTGGTTCTTCGATAAAGTGAAATCTCTGTTGCATGTCGTTCTCCATTTGTTACTCGCACAGATCGCCTGTCCGATGGCCGACGCACGCTATGAGGATGATCGCACTGAACGAAGTGAAGGAACGGTCAAGGATCGCCTCTTGGGGCGACCAGCTTGCTGGCAAAGCTCATTTTAGCGAAGCGGCCCAGCTCGTCTGGGCAAAATGAGTTGCAGTCCTTGACGGTGCATCATCCGCATGGCCTCTCGGAGAGACAATCCGGACGGGCGATCCTGTGTGTGTGGTATTGGGAAGGCGTAGCAAGGCAATGACGGAAGACCCCGATAGATGATCGAGCGCGCAGGAGCTTATCGCAGATAAGTCCGAAGCAGCGATAATCATCCGGGGGCCGGCAGTGACGCAGCGAAGACGGGATACAAACACAGGTCTGGTCTGCCCCACGTATCGAAGGGTTCAGCCTGTTTGCGCTAGGAAGCCTTAAGCACGATTAGACCGAGATCGGATCTTCTTCATCAGCTTGTTGTGCTTGTTCTGCGCCTTCCGCTTCGCGTTCATCACAGCCTTACGCTTGGCAAGGTTCTCTTTGATAGAGCGGTCAATAGCCGATTTCGATAATACTTGGGACAATGCAGGCTCCACAGACAGGTTCACAGAGACAGTAAAACAAGGGGCTTCCCGCGTCATATGAATATCCTTCATAATGATGGCCCGTAATATGAAAAACATTCACTTGACAGAAATACAGCTGAGGGGGGAGTAAGAGGGGGGAGCGGGCCGCACGGGCTGCACCACCAATAGGCTGAAACCCTCCCTCGAACGAAAGGTTCCTCCACATGAATGATCAGCTTCCCGATGTCGCCATGGACGCCAGCGCAGCACTCCAACAGTACGGAAACATAGAGCCGATCGAACTCGAAAGCGGACACGCACTCACAGTCAGACAAACACAAGCAATCATGCTCCACGTCTGCGAAGGCTGGCCGACAGCAGCAATAGCCGAAGCACTCGGTTATTCAGCTCCATCAGTGCTTTATGACTTCTTCAACAGAGACACAGGGAGAGAAGCTCTACTCTTGGCCACTCGTCGCTACCTAAGCAGTGCAGCAATCATTGGTCTACACACGATGGTGAAGCTGGCAAAGTCAGCCCGATCAGAGAACGTGAGGCAGATGGCAGCGGCGGATTTGATGGACCGCGCGGGGCTACGCGAGGCGGCAGGTGGCACTGGCTCGGGTACAGCAATTCAGGTCAACATTGACCTAGGGGGAGGGGTGGGTCAAAACTAGGTGGCCCCCCCCTGTAATACCCCCACCAACCCAGACAAAACGCAGAAGAAAAGGTTCGTTTGTGGCGCTCGTTTTAAGTTGTTCACAGCGGCCTAATAGAGAGGGAACGGCATGTCGTTTTTCAAGAAAGAGGAGCCTGCGCCTACGAGACGTGAGGTTCAGCCTGTTGTATGGAAGGTTAATCGTCCTGCGGAGAAGGGTAGTCGCGGGGTGCGCGGTTTGGGGATTGTTGCGCTTGTGAAGGAAGACAAGCGGGGTCGTGGTTCTATGCCTGTTGGTGGCAAGGGTTTGGACCGATCGCCGCAGGGTGTTTTGTTCAAGATGAAGACTGGCTGGATTGATGAGTTGGGTTTTTGGTGTGAATGGAATGGAAAGCCTGGGGCTGAGAGTTGTGTTTATCGGAACCCTCCGCGTAAGATGCGTGCATTGATGACTTCTGAGCAGGCGCGTTTATTGGCGCGCGCTCGGGAGCGTGGTGTGAAGAAGGGTGTACGATGAGCGCGATGATCCTGAAATTTCCCGAAGTGAAAAAACCCGTGTTGGAACATGCCAGCGCGGGTTCTGTCTATGCGACTGCGCGGCGATTGAAGCTGGTGAATGTTGCGGTTGCCGGCATGGATGCGGACGGTAACTTTTACATGGTGCATAACGGCATGGGCGATGATCTGATTGAAATGGCGTCTGAATGGGATGAGGATTGGGTATGATTAAGCACGGCGATATGAAGCTGGGAAGGCAGATGATCCGCGCAAGCGGGCGGACTGTGAATTTCTTGGATCAGTTTGATCTGGTCGAGGTGCCGGACTTAGAGGATAATTTGTTTGTCTTTGCCAACAAGCAGGGCAAGGTTGTGAAGAAGCTGACGTGTGACCAGTTTGCGCTGGGCGCGGAAATGCATCCTGACACGGCGGTGGCGTTTTGCGGCACCAACAACTTCGATGTGTTTTCTCGGTTCTTGCCGATGGCGATGAAGTCGATTGGCAGCGGATTGATGCAGGGCTTGAACGCGGAGTTGAAGCATTGATGGGTCTTGTAGTTTTGGCGATCGTTAGCGGCGTTATGATGACAACGGGTCTTCTGGGCCTTTCTTTCTGCATGGCGCTAAAGCATGGAACAGTGGTTCAGAAAAGTGATCCGAGATGGTGATGGTTGGTATTTTCTTTGCAGGATATTTCTGTGGGGTCATTGGGACGATTGTGTGTCTGGTAGTGATGGGCCGCCGGATGGGGCCTAAATTCTAATGGAATTTAACTACAAGCCGGATGGCGACACGATCATTCAATTTATGAAGTCAAAGGCGTTTGTTCGTGGCCTTCAAGGTCCGATTGGATCGGGCAAATCGGTGGGTTGCGTTGTGACTTGCCTCAAGGAGATTTTGGAGCAGGAGCCTTCCGTCGACGCAAAGGGCAAGACGGGCAAGCGCAAGTTCCGTCTTGGGATTATCCGCAACACCACGCCCCAGCTTGAAACGACAACGGTGAAGACGTGGTTGGATTGGCTGCCGGAAGAACACTTTGGAAAGATGCGCTGGCGTGCGCCATTCAAGCAAGTTCTGCATTTTGGCGATGTCGAGGGCGAGGTTTGGTTCTTGGCTCTTGATCGGGAAGAAGACGTGCGCAAGTTGCTGTCTTTCGAGTTCACGATGATTTTCATCAACGAAGCACGGGAATTACCTCTCAGCGTTGTGACCGCTGCGATTTCGCGCGTTGGCCGCTATCCAAGGATCATCGATGGCGGGCCGACACACCCGTGCGTGATTATGGATACGAACGCGCCGCCAGAAGACCACTGGTGGGCGATTATGTCGGGTCAAAGCCCGGTGCCGGACTGGATGAGCGAAGAAGACCGCCTGACAATGGCGAAGCCAGCGAATTGGGAGTTCTTCACGCAGCCGCCCGCGGTCATGGACAGGGTGGATGAAGAAGGCAACCTGATCGGGTATGATTTGAACCCTAATCGGGAAAACGGCAAATGGACGATGCCAGAATATTACACGAACCTGATCCAAGGGCAGACGCGCGAATGGATACAAAACATGCTGCAAAACAAGGTCGGCCGCATTTTCAACGGGCGTCCGGTTTACAGCGGGTTCAAAGACAAGGTGCATGTCAGCGATATGCTGAAAGCATCCTCTGGGCATGAGATTTATGTCGGCGTCGACTTCGGATTAACGCCAGCGGCGGCTTTCTGTCAGGACGTGCGCGGGCAAGCGCGGACTATCGATGAGTTGGTGGCAAAGGATATGGGCGCCAAAGAGTTCGCCAAGGCTTTGAGCAAGAAGATCGCGGCGGAATACCCCGATTACACGATCATTATGACGGGCGACCCAGCTGGTGATCAGCGTGCGCAGACAGACGAGACAACCCCATTCGAGATTTTCCGATCTGAAGGTCTTAGCATCCAGCCTGCTTACACCAATGATCCGGTTATTCGGGTGGGATCGATCCAGACGCAGATGAATACAATGGTTGATGGCCGTGCCGGCTACATGATTTCCTCTCATTGCAAGTATCTGGTGGACGCCAAGCGCGGCGGGTACAGCTACAAGAAAGATGGCGACGGGATTGACAAGCATTCGATCTATTCTCACGTATCGGACGCCGAGCAATACGCCTTTCTGCGCATGGGATACGGAAAGAAGCTGGTTGGGCGGTCGACGAGCGCAAGACCGCAGGTTCAAGCGAACACAAAAGCGAATTTATTCAATCGAGGCGGCATTTCTGGTAGAAAGCCACGAAAAGCGAGTGAAATCCTCTCTCATGGGCGTCGTTCTTGACCGTTTCTGCGTAAAAGCACACGATCTGGACAAGTTTTATGAAAAAAAGGACAAAGCCATGTGCGATCCAGTAACAGCGATTTTGATAGGCGCGTCGGTAGGCGCAACGGCAGGTACTTTGAAGAATGCGAATGATGCGCAGAAAGCATCAGCAAAGGCGCAGAAAAAGATTGCGGCAGAGCAAACACAGGCTGCAAAAGACAAAGCACGCACAACAAGCCAGCAAACAATTGTCGATCGTCAAGAAAGCTACGAAAGTCGGCGTCGGTCTGGAGGCGGTGCGGAAGCTGGTCGCGGCATAACCGGAATGACGGCATCCCGTTCATTCTTTGCTCAAGCATAAGGTGAGAACATGGACCCGAAAGAACTAAGCAAGCGCCACGAGAAATCCGTGGCAGAGCGGCAGCGATACGAGGGTCTGTTTGACGATGCAATTCGCCTGACAATGCCCGCGCGTAAGCGGTTTCACCAAACGAACCAAGTGGACAATTCCGAAGACATCTTCGATGAAACTGGCGCAAATGCGGTGGATGAATTTGTCAGCCGGATGCAGGCGGGCCTTATGCCGCCGTTCACCAACTTTGTGTCGTTGGAGGCGGACAGCAGCATCAATGCGCGGGACCGCAAGGCGATCAACAATGATCTGGATCAAATCACCGAATATATGTTCGAGGAAATCTGGCGATCCAATCTGGCGCAGGAAAGTTCAGAAGCCTTCACCGATCTTGCTATTTCGACGGGTTGCCTTCTGCATGAGGAAAGCCGCAAGGGCAGCGCCAGTGCGTTTCACCACAAGGCTATTCCGATCACAGACTTCACCATCGAGCGCGGTCCAGATGATATGCTGGGCGGCGTCTATCGCGTGAACAAAATACGCGCGGATCAGATCCCGTTCACGTATCCCAACTTTGTGAACAAGGGCGCTTTGGAGCAGATTATTCTGCGCGAGGGTGACAAAGAGATCGAGCTGATCGAGTGGACGGGGGTAGATTACAAAAAGGGTCCAAACCACTTCCGCCACATGGTGATCACGAAGGATAAGTCCGAGGTTCTCATTAACCGGAACCTGAAAGGGCGTGGATCAAACCCGTTCCACACTTTCCGTTGGTCGACAGCGGCGGGCGAGACATGGGGCCGCGGTCCATTGCTGCGTGCGATGGGCGCAATCCGCACAACAAACCTCATGGTCGAGATGATTTTGGAAAACGCAGCGATGAACATCGTTGGCATTTACCAAAGCGACAGTGACGCCACAATTAACGCGGACGTTGTGAACCTTTTGCCCGGCACGATTATGAACATCGAACCAGGGTCACGCGGGTTGCAGCAGGTCAACACGGCCACTGGCAATTTCAACATGCGCGACATTGTGCTGAATGATCAGCGGATGAACATCAAAAAGGCCATGTATAACGACATGCTGGCTGATCCGAACAAAACACCTGCATCCGCGACCGAAGTAGCAGAGAGAATGGCCGATCTAGCCTATCGCACGTCCGCAGGGTTCAGCCGCGTGTTCT